CCTCATTGACTTGCGTTTTACGTTCATCAGGGAAAGAAGAAAAGAAATCATTCAAACTTTCTCCAGCTTCAATTTCAGCAAATTTCCCAGTATCAAATTTAGAAGCAATAACCTCGTATTCGTTTAAATTCAATTCTTTGATTGATTGAATTTTATATATCTCTTGAGAAGTATTAGCTAATGTCACTGAGCAAGGAACTCCAATTTTAATATCATCTAATAATGGCATTCCAGAATTTTTTCCAATCCGAGTGTCAAGATAAAATTTAGCGCCAAAACTATCAAAATTAGTACCACTAGCATTGAAAACAACATTTTGAGGAATGTCTGTCTGATATAGCTCACTGATGTTTAATTTACTTGGGCTTTTAGCTAAATTATAGAAATCATCAAATTGATTTTTGCCAGTAGGAATCAAAACGGAAAGCTGTGGCAATAATCCTGTAGAGCTAAAATTTTCAGCAGTTAAATCAATATTAGTATGAATCATGCTATTTGCTACATCCACATCTAAAACTCTTCCTACATGTTTTTTTAGAGTGCGCAATTCATCATTGATGGAGATTAAATCACCTGGCCTACAAAGAAGAGTTTCTAAACCCCCTACAAACTGAACATTCTGATCTTCATTGATTGTAGAATAAATAGTATGTTGGCCAATGCGTTTAGCATGAGCGCGGCTAGTTACACCAAAAGTTTGAGCAGAAGTTCTTAAAATACCTCTTGTTTTAATATCGTCAGGATCTTCGACATATTCAATTTTTTCTTTGAATAAATCGTCTCTATCTAAATAAGAAACTTCAATAACATTGTATTGTAAATCTTTGCGAGAATTAGTATAGCTGAAAGAGCCATCTTTCACATTGCCATTATTAAATGAAGAAATAATTGGTTTTAAACGATCATTAGTAAAATTAATTTCAGAATTAGTATAGAACATATTGCCTCTAAATGAAGCAACAATAGATTTAATCATATCAAAAACATTAGTTTTATCCGCAATTACTCCATTAAACCCATAACGAGGCTCTAAACCGCCATCTGCCGCTGGGACTCCAAGAAATACTCCTTTATTATTAATAGTATCTACAGCATCGCAAAATTGAGCAATCTTATATAACTCCCAATAATTAACTTGAGTTGGTGAAATGAAGTTACCTAAACCATATCTTCTATTGATTAATAAATCAAAAATAATCCAAGCAGGATTATCTGTCCAAGCAAATTTAAAAGTACCATCCCAGTTTCCTCTATAAATAATTTTATCATCACTAGTTGCTGGAAGAGCATTAAATGCAGGCAACTCTGATAATGTAATATAACGTTTATCTTTTCCATTAGCTTTTAGCGGAAAATAGTTACTAGGAACAAAAACTTTTTTGAATCTAGCGTCATAACTTCTAGAAGGAATTTGAGGAATAGTACGAGCATCCAATTTCAATCCGCAAATAGTAGAGTATGGATAAGAAAAAGGCGTATTAATAATTTCGCTCACTTTTTCTAAAGAAATTTCTCGCTTAACAAGCGAAGAGTAAGATTCGTATGTCGTACGATAAATTCTTACAAAACGACTTCGATTAGGCTGAGCAGGAGGCAAAACCAATGGGGCGGCAAAACTTTGTTGAGCGCCCATAATAAATCTTGAATATTTAGGAATAATAGCGGCTGTATTATTTTCTTCTCTTCCAATATCAATTGTTGCACTAGAATCAGCAATACCTTTGATTTGAAAGTCTTTTATTCCTCCTGATACAATAGTCTCTGTTCCATCTTTATCTTGATAACCAATTTCAATTCTAAAATTAATTAATGAAGGCAAACTAGTACCAGCGTCTACTGGAACTCTTGGTTGATTATATTTTTCTAAAAAACTTTGTCTATGAGCCATATCTCGTAAAACTCTTACAGACATGCTGATATAAACCCTATCTACATTAGGATTATTAATTAAATGAACAACTGGGATAGATGGTTCAGAAGAGTTTTCAATATATTCTTTATTCCAATCTGAATAACTAGCTTTCGCTCCTGTTTTTTCATTTAAAACTCGTAAGTCGTCACTGCCTTGGGATCTTATAGCAAAATCTAAACAAGTTTTTAATAATCCAGCTATAGTAGTTGGCCATATAGTATTATACCAAGTTTGCTCACGATCTCTAAGAGCAAAATCACATCTTAAAGTATCATTATAACCATCGTAATCATTTATTGGAATTCTTTTAACAAAACCATATGATGGTCCTCCTGTTTTAATTATTTTAAATGGACTTGGATTCAAAGAATCTCCATCAATAATAACCATGTTAGAATCAAATTGTCCTGTAGTTTTATCTAAAGTTATTTGGAGATTTTTTACATAAACAATTTTTCTTTCAGTTTCTCCATTATTGTCTGTAGTCACAAAAACTAATCGCATACGAATTGTAAAATCAATATTTTTTGGATTAGTTGTAGACTGTAAACAATTAAGTACTTGAAATATAGTATCTTTATTTTCTATTATAGTTTTAGCAATCGTATTAATTTTTTTAGAATCTCTCAATGCTTCATTTTGATTTAAAGCTAACGCACGCTCGCTATCTGTAATAACATCATTTATAATAGTTGGGTCTAATCCTGTTTTTGCGCTTCCTGAGTTTTGATTAAATGAAGTATTTAAAACATTTGAACCAAGATATAAACTAGGAATCACTCTTCCTTTCGCGAAAGGTCCGCGCAATAATGTGCCATAATTTTTATCTAAATAAGTTTTATTAAATAAACTTAAAGGTTTTTGTAATTCGTCTCCATTGCGAATTTCCATCGAAGCATTACCAATATTGTATTTAGAATCTGAATTGATCAATTTTATAGATTTAATATTTTTGATAATTGCATCAATTGAATTTCGCAAAGGTTTATCATTTTCTTTGTAAGCAAAAATATACATTGAGCCACACAAACGAACATTTGTATCATTATTTTTTTCAGCAGCGTTCAAAAGAGAATTACAATAAGTTAAATCAATTTTTGAAGGAGGATTAATAAATCTTCTATTCTGTAACTCAGTGCTTTCAAGAGGTAAATATGTTTGATTAGTTAAATCACTATCTAAATATGTAAAAATATCTGTTTGATAATTAGTGATATTATCTCCAGTTACCGTCAATTTTAAACAGAAAAACGGATAATCTTCATCAAGCTCTTTAGGAAAATTTGGCAATAGATAAGATTGAATTTCTTTAGTAGATTTATAATTAAATTTAGCATTAATAGATCTCAATTGATTATAAATATCAGTATTAGGAGCGTAAGTAGCCTTATTTAAAGCTGTATTAATTTCTTGAATTGACTCATATATATTATTCGCTATATCTTTTTTAGAATTTAGAACAGAATATCCTACCCCACTCAAATATCCAGTTAATAAAGGAGCTGTAGAACTTAAAGATTTGTCTAAAAAATTATTTTTAGAGTCGTAATAGTGACCAGAAAATCCAGTTGCAACAAAAGAAAGATCAAAAGATTGATTTATATTATTGTCAGTAATAGTAATAGGTTGTTTGATAGGCACATCTTCTAAATAAATACCTTCAAAAATGCCTGCATCATTAACATATTCGCCGCGTAGATTAACTAAACTATCAATACTTCCATCAGATATTAAATCTACGTTTTCAATATATTCATAAGAAGTAATAGCTTGTAAATCACCTAATATTGGTGGTTTTAAAGTTGGTGGCGGAGGTGGTTTCGGAGGTTTTGGGCCACCAGCACCTTTAATAAAGTTAAAATTTTTCTTATTAAAATGATTCATATTTATTTTGATGGGCTTGTGGCTTCAGAATTAGAACTGTCAATAGTTGCTATTTGATTATTTCCTTTTTTAGTAGAACTATTAATAAATTCATCCGTTAATGTTAAACTTAATGGGAAAGATTTAACAGAAGACTGAATAACAAAAGATCCTATTCTTAACCTTCCATAGACAAGAGGAACTGGATTTCCTTGTTCCATAATATTTTCTCTATTAGAAAATGCTAGAGATTTATTAAAAGCGGATGAAGAACCTTCGGCTCCAGGAATTTTTGGGTATTCTACTTTTCCAGCTTGAATATATGAGTATACAGCAGAAGCTAAAGATAAAACTAGACTTCCAATAGCCCATCCTACAGGACCACTTCCTAAAATCATAGGAACAAAATCTAGCCTTTTAATTTTTTCTTTATTAAATTCAGTATTTTTAATCCATTTACCATTAACAACGTATGTATAATGTATATTTTTTTTGCATAAATTTTTTAAATCAATTAAAAAATCATCGTAATTAGCCTCCATAGCTCCCAATAAATCTTTGGGTTGAGAAATAGCTACACAATGTTTTGCGCCATATTTTTTTGCTAAAATGCCATGTAAATAAACTTCTGTCATAAATAACCTTTTACCTTGTTTAATATATTTACATCTACTTCATGATTTTGCGGCTCATAAAGCGCAAATTTATTATCAACTAAAGAATAAAGAAGAGATACCAAACAACAAGCTTCTGCATTAGCTTTGTCCATTTCAGAAAAATCAGCGCTTGTATTTGGATGAGAATGAAAAATAAATAACAACTCATTTTCGCTTTTAAATTTTAAAAAATCTAAAGGATCAACGCAGAAAAAAGAATTAGGCTCTGGGGAGCGATTCGCTAAAATTTGAACAATAAAATTATCATTTTTCAATCCAACGAAAGCGCAACATTCAATATTAAAATAGCGATCACTATGATCTTTTAAAAATTGAAGAATGTCTTGGAAATTATTTTC